GCCACAAGGACGGCACAGGATGGGGATGGACAAGGCGCGTTTATGTGGACGCCATGAAGGGTAAGAACGGGTTTGACCGTGTTTTTCAGCCCTGGTGGGACTGCCCGGAGCGGCCGAAGAATTTCCGAACCATCCAGTTGAGCGAGGGTATGGATGAGGAGGATTTCAGCCAACAATATCCGGAAAGCGAGGGCGAGGCCATCAGCCCGCAGTCCGGGTCATACTTTGGCAAGACCCTGGCCCGGCACTCACAGACCGTTGAGGCGGCCAAAGGGATCACCGGCCGTATTATCCAAACCAAAGCCAAAGATCACGAATTCGAGCCCGACAACAAGGGCATCGTTGAGCTGTGGCGGTACCCCTATCACCTGGTTGACGGATGGGATAAACACCACTGGACGCGGCGGTACTGCATCGGCAGCGACATCAGCGAGGGGCTGGGGCAATCGTACAGCGTGGCGTATGTCATGGACCGGCATTTGGACGAGCTGGTCTGTCGGATCAGATCCAACCGCGTTGACGCGGCAGAATGGGCAAAGATCCTGTTTTGGACAGCCCGGTATTACGGATTTTATGACGAGGCAGGCCAGCGTATCGATGCGTTGATATGCGTTGAGCGGACAGGCGCCGGACAGACGACGGTGAAAGAGCTGAAGAAGCTGGGGGCCAATCAATACGTCAAGCTGGACTCCGGAAAGCTGGGCTCGGAGGTTACGCACCAGTTTGGATGGTCGGAGACAGAGCAGGCTAAACATGAGCTGTGCGGGGATCTTAAAACGTGGTTCAGGGCAACCAAGGGCGGTTTTTATTGCCCGGTACTTTTGGACGAGGCATCAACCACGATCCGGATGGACAGCGGTAAGCTGGGGCCGCAGGACGATCAAACGCTATGGGATTCAGTTGTGGCCGCAGGCTGCACCATCCAGGCGTCAAACTTCATGGGCGAGCCTGCCAAGCGGATACCGCACGCAGTCAAAGGCTGGCGAAAACGGATAGCCAGCGGGAAGGAGAGAGACCCATGGGCGATGTGAAACGGGTGAGTCAGGGGGCCGTATTGCCGAACAAGGAGCGGATAGCCGCAGAGGTCGCAAGCTTGCGCGACTTCGTGGACAACTTCAATCACGCGTCCAAGCTGGCACTGCGGAACGGTTTGTTCCGGCAACTGGACAGCGCCGATGTGTTCACAACCCGGGTGGACGGGTGGGAGTTCGGTTACAAACTGGAAGAGCTGCCAGGCGGCATGATGCGGCGCAAGGTGTTTGTCAAAGTTCATGACGCCCGGTTATCCGAGGTGGACTATGCCGAGATGCGCGAGGTTTTAGCGACCGTGTTTGATGCAGCCCTGGACACTGGCGCGCCCACCGAGATTGAGCAGATCGCGCCGGACTGCATGATGATCCAGCAGGCGTTTCAGGTCATGTTTTGGCAGGAGCGCAACCCGAACCTGATTGTCCCGGGAAACCCTGACAGCAGGATGGTGGTCTGATGGAAATAATAGACCTGGGCCTGATTCAGTCCGACCAGAGCGTTGAACAGAAGGTGATCGAGGTTTACGAGACGCTTAAGTTGTTCAAAGATGCCCATGAGCGCCAGGAATGGATCAGGCGCCGGACAGAGTGCTGGGACGCGATCGAAAACAGGCTGTTCGACGACAAGACCGAAGCTGAGATGAGGAAGCAAGGCCAGATCCCCCTACCCATCAATAAGCTGGTCAAGGGTGTGCAGGGCCTGAGCGCCATGGTCACGGATCAGAAACCGCAGATCCAGTTTTTACCTGTCGGCTCGGGGGATCTATACGTCGCCGAGCTGTTAAAGCGCAGGTTTGACCTGATTTGGGAGCGCAACGAGGGCAACGACACCACGTATGAGGTCGTTGAGGAGTGCAGCATCGGGGCGCATGGATTTTTCAGCGCCCGGCTGGACAAGAGCAAGAGCCCGTTTGGCCGTGTGGTGTTCGAGGCCGACGACCCGGAAGATATTTTCTGGGATAAGGACAGCCGCAAGCGGGACTATTCCGACACCGACCTGATCAAGGCCAAGAAACGGGATCGGCAATATATCCGCGATAATTACGGCGACCTTGAGGACGGCGATATTTATTTCAACCCGGGTTTAACCAAGGGCGACGAGGAGACCGTGAGCACCGGTCTGACCACGGGCGACAATTACGCCGACGGGTTAAAAGACCCTGTATCACCCGAGGTCAAGGCCCGGCAGAAAATCATATGGGAGATCGAAGCGTGGATGCTCAAGACCCGGGAGGAGGACTGGTTATACCAGGTTGATGAGCGCGGAAACATCCAGTCAAAGCGGGTTGAACAGGGTCAAGGCCTGCCAAAAGGGGTCAAAACCGGCGACGAGGTCGAGCCCGGCGTGATCTATTGGCGGCGCAAGGTCACGAAGCGGATACAGCGGATCATTGTCGGAAAGAAACTGGTCGAGGAGAAGGAAAACCCCTATGGCACGGATCAGGACGGCGAGCCCATCATTCACCTGGTTGGCCTGAAGGCCCAGAGAACCAAGAACGCCTACGCCATGAGCCCGACCATGTACGCCCTGCCGATCAACAAGGAGAAGATCAAGCGGAGAGCGCAGGCCATCCATGCGGCCAGCCATATGGTCAATGCGCCGATTGTCCGGCCGGCAGGGAAAACCCGATGGGAGGGCGAGCCTGGAACCGCAGGCAGCGAGTTGATTGTCGATCCGAACAGCCCGTGGATACCAACCAGGCTGCCCAGCGGGTCAATGGATGCCGTTAAGTTTTTCCAGTTGGAACAGCAGGCGGATCAGGAGATTGACGATATGTACAACCTCCACGATGTCATGCGCGGCAAGATCCCGCAGGGACAGGCCAATATAGCGGGTAAAACCGTGCTTGCCCTGCAGGACTTCGGCGGGATGATGAACAAGCCTTTTTTGAGGTCGATTGAATCCGCACTCGTGAGGCTGGCCAAGGTCGTTATAGCCCTTGTGCTTGAGGTATCCGTGAGGCGTGAGGATTGGGAACGGCTGCTGGAAGACGAGGAGGTCCAGACCCTTCGTCCGGACAAAAAATTCGATGGCCTGCAAAACGCCGAGGAAATACCTGACGAGGAAAAGCAGCAGACGGCGGCGCGGTGGGAGGAGGCCATCAACATCCTGATGGATAAAAAGCTAAGCGTGGTGGACCTGGACGTCAAGATCGTGGCCGGTTCATCCATGCCCAGCAATCGGATTGCCAAGCTGCAGGTGGCAATGGAGATGTACAGCGCCCGGATGGTCGACCGGTTGTATGCCCTGGAATACGTGGACGACCCGAAGGCCAAGGAAGTCGCACGGCGCATGGACGAGAAGGACAAACAGTTAATGCAGGCAGGAATGATGAAGGGGGGAAAATGAAACTTTTCAGAAAAAAAGAGGCTGAACTTGTGACCGAGCCTGTTAAGCATATCATCGGGAAGCGGTTTGACGGCCAGTTGACGCTCAACAAAATCGACGGGATGCAGTTGATTATGGACATCAACGGGATTGACGGCATGATCGGCAGCAGGCGGCTTGCGTTTGACCGGACGTTCATACCGCCCGAGATACTGGACATGAAGATTACCGGGCGGATACTGATTGAGATTCAGGCGGAGGAGTTTTAAAAATTAAATAAACAATTTGGGCTTATCCGGGCCCGATCAGTTCGGAAACAGCAATTAAAGGGGCAGTGCGGTGCCGCATCATCGCATTTGCCCCTTTTTTTGTTGCCCAAACCACATAACCCCACTTGCCGGGGCAGCGGCATGAAACACCGGCAGTCAAGCCGTAAAAACGAAAGGGAAAATAAAATGGGAGATTTAAGACGCGGTTGGTTTTGGTTTTGGAAGCTTATTAAGCCGCTTTTGAATGAGCGCGGCATCATAGGCGACCAGGCCGACGACATAAAGGACCCGGAAATCCCGGAAGACGACGCCGACGATAAGGGAGCCGACGACGTTAAGGAATCCGAAACCGAGGACGCCGACAAAACCGATGAGTCGTTAAAAGAATCGGACGATGAGGATGAAGACAAAGCAGACCCGGCGCCCGTGCCTTATGCGAGGTTCAAGGAAGTCAACGACAAGGCAAAGAGAGCCGGGGAACTGGAAACCAAATTTGAACAGTTTAAGCGAATAGGTCCGGATAATTATTACAAGCTATACCCGGACGAGAAGCCGCAGGACTACACGCCGGCGGCGGATAAAGGCAACGGCAAAGACAGGCAGGCGGAAGATTCAGACACGCGAGCGTTTGAAATCGAGGGTGGCAAATACGACGGCATGAGGTTTGGCGACGTGTTTGACCGTGACCCGAGGGCCGCGTACCAGATCGACCCCTATTATGCGCGTCAGTTGGATGACAAACGCATGGAGTCGGAGAGATCGGCACAGGCGACGCAGCAGCAGTTGAGGGCCGAGTCGGAACGGGAGATCAGCGACTTTTCAAACGAGAGATCAGCCGAGCTTTACGGCAAAGGGCTTAAAGACCTGGACGCCAAAGAGCAGGCGGAAATCTCAAAGATGATCGCCGACACCTTGGACTGGTCTGAGAAGACGGGCAGGGCTCTGGGCAACCTGAAAGACGCATATATCCTCAAGAACCTGGACAAAATTCTGGCCGGGGAAAAGAGCAGGGCGGCCCGAGGGCTTTTCAAGACGCTGACCAGTGCCGGAGCGCCGTCAATAGGCGGAAGCAAGAGCAAGGGCGACAACGGAGGGTATGATCACCTTGCAAACCTGGACGCAAACCAGGTGGCTGCCGAAATGGGCCGATGGAGCGACCGGAAACAGGTGGACTTCCTGACCAAAGCGCCGAAGCGGTTCCGGGAGAAGTTTCCGGACCTGCCATATCCGGACGAGAGAGCTTAAGCGTGTTCCAAAACGAAAGGAGTTTAAGCAATGGCTGACTGGACATTTACGACAGCAAACGCACTCACCGAACAGCAATGGTCAAATTCATGGTGGAGAGCGGCAAAGACGGAAAGTTATTTTTACGGCAACGGGTTTGTCGGGTCATCGTATGAGCAGGATATCGTTGTCGAGTTGCCCGACCTGGAAAAAGAGCAGGGCTATCAGGTGACGTTCGGCCAGATCAGAGACCTGACCGGCGCGGGCATCACAGGCGACAGCGAGCTTGAAGGCAACGAGGAAACCCCGACCACCTACGACGACGCGATTACCTTGGATCAAAAGCGAAACGCGATCCGAACCAAGGGCAAACTGTCCGACCAGTACCCGTCAGACAAGCGGGTCCGGATGTGGGCCGAGGATTTGCTCAAGCAATGGATGGCGTCCACCCTGGATCAGGACCTTTTCACGGCCCTGGGCACCAGTCCGACCAAAGCGTATTACGGCGGAGACGCCACAGCTACGACCGACATCGAGGCCGGGGACTACATGACCCTGCAGCTTTTGAGCAAGTTCAAGACCTACGCCAAAAAGGCCACGCCCAAGATCATGCCAAAGGCGATCAAGGGCAAACGGTATCACGTCGTTGTTATGGCGCCGGATCAATCGTTTGACCTGAAAAACCGTGATGCGGCATGGGCGCAGGCGCAGCGCGAGGCGCAGATGCGCGGAGCCGATAACCCGTTATTTTCCGGGGCGGAAGGTATCTGGGACGGCGTGGTTATCCATTCCCATGAGCGCATTGCCCTGGCAACCACGTGGGGATCGGGGGCCAACCTGACAGGGGCCACCGCGCTCGGGTTCGGAGTCGCAGCCGCCGGCATTGCCTACGCCAAACGCAAAATCTGGAATGAGAAGACGTTTGACTACGGCAACAAGGTCGGTTTTGCCATCGGTGCGATTTACGGCGTCACAAAGGCCGTTTTTAACAGCGCGGACAATGCCGTTGTGGCGATCCGAACCTACCGGACCAGCAACTAACCGTTTGGCGGATAGCGTTTCGCTGGCCGCGTGACGCGATAAGCAGGCACTCCCAACCCGCTTCCGCCATACTAACCAAAACAGGGATAAGCTCAAGGGAGGGCTTAAACATGACTGAAAGCGTAAAGTTGAAAGACCAGACGAAAAAGACAGACCCGGCAGACGCCATCCGCAACCGGCTGGACGAGCAAAAGAGCCTTGCGGATATGAAGTCGTTTGACATCGGCAACCTGGATCTGTCCGACTTCAAAGCGATTCCGAAGCGGGCAGCCAGGACGCCTCAGCCATTCGAGGGGTATCCGTTAAAGCCGAAGGTGAAGATCGGAACGGCGGATATCAGCGCGACGTATATCGTTGGCCTGAAGCCGACCGAGGAACCACCCGAAGATCCGAGCGGGCGGGGCAGGTCGATTTTCACGAACGGCAATGAGCGGATTGTCAACCTGGGTACGTACCACAGCCGCATGATCCGGAATCCGGTGCTGGATCAAAACATGGATGTTGTTTTTGACCGGGAATTGATCCTGAAGGGCGGCGGCAGGCTATACGTGGCCGTTGTTCCGGATCATTATGTCAGGGCTCAGGTGATATTCTTTTACGACACGAAGTCTGAGCGGATCGAGATTGACCCGCGTTATACATTACTTGACGTGGATCAGTCGTCACGGCTTCGGCTTCTCTTTCAACAGATCATCAACCCGAAACTGAGACTGGAACGGCAGGCCCGCATGGTATCCGGAGAGGTCGAGATCGATGACGGCGCCATGATGACCCTGCCGGCGGAGGATTAAAAAGCCTATGGGCAACATCAATCCAAACATTACCCCGAGGGGCTTAAGCCAAAAGGATTTGGTGGATGCCCTGTATATGTTCATTGCTTCCCTTACCGGGATTTGC